AACATTGGCTGCTTTGACGCCGGTGATGGCCGCTGTGTTGATATCTTGGGCCAGAGTGGTCACAGTGGTACCTGTGGTTGTAACGGTTGTTCCGTTGATGACCAGAGTGGTTCCATTGGTGATACTCGGTCCAGCAATTGTGCCAGTTACAGCAGGAACGGCCAACTGCCATAATGTAGATCCTACCAAGACCCAGGCATTCGATCCTGGGCCGCCATCACTGGTTGCTACCGAATCTGTTCCTGTTTTTTTCCATAAACGCAAGGCGCCGGGATTGGCCCCACTAGTTCTTACAGCAACTATGGCATAACTACCAATGACCCCAACTGATTGTTTGGGTCTTGGAACGTCAAAGGCAAAACTACCATCATTTTCAACCTGTGTGCTGTCAGTGATCACTGCTGGAGTTATTTTATCAAACTCGCCGTCGGTACGGTCAAGGCTGTGTATACCAAATTCAGTCTTGACCACATCAAACCAATATGTATTGTTAGCAGGATTATTGGTTGGACGAACACCGGTACCAACCAATTGATCTAAGTCAACATCGGCACGAATGGCGTAAAGTTGATTTCCTAGACCCAGGGCACTGTAAGCTGTCATCAATCCGTATTCGTTTAGTTCGCCACCATGCACAGGTGTGCCTGCACTACTCATTCGGAATGTGGGCGTGCCCATGGCTGTTACCAAATCACGCTGACTGCTAAAACTTTGCAGTTTACCTGCATTGGCCGCCGATGTGCCTGAAGCAATGGCCCCGTTGTAGGTTTTGTTTTCAGCTGTGGCTAAAATAACTAAGGGTACTGATCCAACAGCATTGCTTACATACTGACTCTGATCATTTATGGAAATTTGAATTCCTGGGGAAACTAGTGCCATGGTTATAATCCTTTATATATCATGTTAAAGTTATTTATTAAGATGTGGTGTTTTTTGGGTTGAATGGTGCCCTTAATTAAGGTTTATTATTGCACGGACGGTTAAATACACATATGACTAGACCTTTGTGCCCAACTTGCGGTGCCAGACCGGTGGCCATCAACTGCTATCACGGCGAACAGATATACTATCGTCGTCAATGTGATGCTTGTTTACGTGTGGGGAAAAAATTAAAACCCAGACCGCCGGCCTGGGCTCAAAGTGGTTACAAGAAAAAAGAACGCTGTGAACTATGCAATTTCAAAGCCAAACACGTCAGACAGTTGTTTGTGTATCACGTGGATGGCAATTTAAAGAATACTAATACATTCAATTTAAAAACTGTGTGTGCCAACTGTACTATTGAACTAGCAGCTGGTCATCTGCCCTGGCGGCCGGCTCCCCTAGTACCAGACTTCTGACTTGATTGTACAAGTCCTCAATGGTGCTGTTGTTGTCAATCACTGCATCAAACTTGGTGCCCACCCAGGCAGTTTCGCTGACATGAATACCTTGATTTAACAAGTATGCCGTGGCACTTTGTACCTGTTGATTGGCGGCCACTGCTGAATCATACCAGTATGGCAACGTGCCACGTTTGACCCATATGACCCTGCCGCCAGCACGCTTGATTGATTCAATTTCGTTGGGAAATCTGCAGTCGCTGATCACGATGCTGTCACGGCTGGCCCTAAGTTTGTTTTCCACACTGGCAATCCAGATATCATCGTGAAAGCTTCTACGACAAACCTCAGTACCCCAGAGTTGCAATACCAGCCTGGGAGTCAAATTGGGCATGTTTAATCGCTGGCTCCACCAGGGATCCACTTGTTCACGCCATTCTCGGGCCTGTTTGGTGCGTCCTTCTAACAGTTCTCTGTCCCAGTTGAACACAGCCGCCACTGCATCTTTGAGTGTGCCAGCAAAACTGTCTCGTCTGAATTCGTGGAAATTTACCAGATAGTCGGCAATGGTGTCTTTGCCTGAACCAATAAAACCGCAGATGCCAATGATCATAAAAAAATGCTCCGTTGTATAGGAGCATTATTACATGTTTTCGTCAGACTGTCAATTAGCCTGTTACCCAGGTGAGCGGTTGGCTGCCGTCTATATACCTTATGAGTTCGTCTTCGAGTTTTTCCATTTCGGCCAGAGATTCTTGTTTGAGTGCATCACCGTTTAGGCTAGCACCACCCTGTGGTCCTGCAATTTGACTGAACTTGCTACGTGCTTCACCCAAGATACGCTTGCAGAAACTGTAGGCATACTCTTGTATCCAGGGAAATGCATAGGTGTCATTTAGGATCATTTGATCAGGTTTGGTGTTGTATATCCATAACAAAACTGATTCTTGCTGTTCTTCAGGTGGATTAACACCCTGAAATGGCATCTTACGTACCACAATTAATTTTTTTGTAGTGGGATTGAATGTGAAATTTATAAAACCACCAAACATGGTCATTGCTAGTTTTTGATAACTGGCAAACATTTCGTAGTTGACCAATCCGCCAACACGTCCAGCAACCAGCATATATGTGTTTAAATAACCCGATGCAAATGGTTCAAATTGGCTGGCTGTGGTGCCCGATACTGATCCAATGCCACGTCGATACACAGCACGAATAGTTTGTACTTCTTTGGGCAAGATATATTCTTGGGTTTCTGGCATGAGTTGGAGATGTGCGTAACTTTCCTCCACCGAGTTGCCGGCACGCTGACGATACTTGATCAGGGCCTGTGTGATTCCCATTTCATAGTGTTCTTTATCCAGTTCGACATCAACTATGCCATCGCCCAGTCGCATGCGAACATAATCTGTGATAGCTGCACGCAGGCTGTTGGTAGTGTTACCATACTCCCAATTGGGGTCTTGGACACCAGGAAAATCTACATTGGGGTTGCCAGGAAATGCAATATGAGCACCTGACTGTGTGCCAGTGTTGGCATTGAACAGACTTGTGGTTGTTATATTGTTGTTGGCGTCAAAGCCAGATTCGACAGTGACATTTCCTGCATAGGGTGTGGCCATGTGCTACTCCATTAATACAGTATTTATTACTGAACTCGGAGTAGCACGGTTTCTGCGTTGACACGGCCGTTAAGGCGGGTTTCTGTGGCTTTGATGGCTTCTAAAAATTTGCGTAATTCTATCTTGGTAGCACGAGCGAATTCTTTGAGTTTTTCCTCGGGTTTACGCAAGGTCTTGGTCACTGATTTGACTTCGTCGTAGCCTATGATTGAGGTGCCTTTGACGTTGAGTGGGCCTTTGAGGCTATCTGCTACATATTTGCCCAGCCGGCGTGTTTTTGTATTATACACCCAAAGTTCTTGGGCTCCCACGATGTCCACTGGGTTGATACTGACCAATCTCATGCTCTTGTCTTCTCGGGCATATTTGAGTTTGGCCACTATCTTTTCCTTGCTCACACTTTTAGGAGCCCGTACTTTTTTGGTGGCTTTTTTAACCCCACGATACTGTATGATGTCATTCAGTATCTGATCAATGAATGCCATGATACGCTTGTAGTCAGCAGCACGGTAGTGTCCGTAGGCTTCTGCAAGTTGCTCGTCGGCACGTTCAAAGGCCTGAGCTAGTTCAGCAAATCTAGACTGGAATACTGTTTCGTACTTGGAAAGCTGACTTTGAGGCACATTGTTCGCAGTCAAAAAGTCATAGGGCTTGAATGTGTACTTGGAATTGACAATAAACTCGTCGTAGTGCCCTTCTAGTTCACCAATGACTTCTGCAGTCTTTTCGTTGAGTCTGTCTTGTATGGTCGGCGCAAGGACCTTGGGTTTTTCTTCTACTGCCACGTCTTCATCTATGTTTGCATCACCGCGGGTGATTGCTTTTTCTATTTCTATATCTATAAAAGCAATGTGCCGTGGCAACAAGGGCATGCCAACACGATGTGCCATTATCAGGCCATGCACAGTCATGGGCACGCTACGATCAGCACTACGCTCAAAGGCTCGGATTTCTTCTTTGGTAAATTCGTGACTGTTTTTCATCCACTCTGTGACATATTTTTTAGTGTCTTTTTGTGTGAAGTAGTAGTTGTAATAGTAAAAACTCTTTCTTAGATGATTGTCAAATGTGGCATCGTCCATGACACGGGCTCGTTCTGTGTCCCACACCGGTTCACCACCAGTGTATTTTTCATCGCCAAACAAGGCGTTGCGAGTGGCTCTGACCTTGGCTTTTACTGTTTTACCATTTACCTTGATACCCATGTAGACTCCTTGACTAATACTGTATTATACTATTTTGGAAATATTTAGTCAACCGCTCAAATGTCCCCAGGTTATATAGCCTTCTACGGTTTCCAGAGTTTGTACACATTCTGTTTCTAAATCAGCATATTTGGGAGTTTTCTTGTTGCCTTTACGACAGTTTACCAGTTCTATGTCCATTTGTGTCCATAAGTTTCTACAATGGCGCCACATGCGACGCAGGTCTTCACGCTGACCGGGCGGCAGTTGCACAATGCTAAAAAATGCTTCGTCTATACGGCGTTTGAGTTCAAGATCATGTTGCATACCCATATTATAGCATTTTAGGAATACTGGGTCAAGCACGATAAATATACTATAAAGGACCAAGTATGCCACGTTTAAGCCTTTGGCAAGATGGAAAACACTCAAACGATTACAAGTTCATGGATCGACGCATATCCGAGATGTTTACCATTGGCGGCACTGGCATTTTAGTAAACAAGTATCTGGGCGTCAACACGCAAGGTGTCAACAAAGCCACCAGTGCTGCTCAGGCCAGTGCTGGATTTACTTTAACATTTTCCAATACCACTGGTATCAATGTCAACGATTTTGTGTTTGGTACAGGAATTCCTGCTGGAGCACAAGTATCCAGTAAAACATCAACCACGGTCACGTTAAATATCTTGACCACTATGGCCGTGGCCACAGGCACAACCATTGGGTTTGGTCCAGATGCAAGTAAACCCAGTTATGCCAATCAAAGCGAACAGAACATTCAAGACTTGTTATGGTTGGAAAATCGTGACAGAAAATACGATCGCGACGTGTATAAAATGCGTGGTATCTATCAGCGTGCTGACCAAGACTTTGATCTAAGCCAATTTGGCCTGTTCCTGCAAACTGGAACAATCTTCATGGTGTTTCATTTACGTGACATGGTTGATCAAATTGGGCGTAAACTCATATCTGGTGACGTGTTGGAGTTGCAACACTTAAAAGATTATGATGCACTTAACGCAGACTTGCCCGCAGCACTTAAACGCTATTATGTGGTAGGAGATGCATCGTTTGCCAGCGAAGGATTTAGTCCAACCTGGTGGCCACATCTATGGCGTGTCAAACTCAATCCCTTGGTAGATTCACAAGAATACAAAGACATTCTGGACAACATTGCCGCTGGAGAAACCACCAATACCCCAGTGGGTCAAATTCTCAGCACCTACGATAAATTCCTAGACATCAATCAAAGCATTGTCACACAGGCCGAGATTGATGTACCCAAATCCGGATACGACACTGGTCCAATTTATACCTTGCCCACTACTCGCACTGGCGAAGATCCCATTGGTGCTCCTATCACAGCCGACAATGCTGGCATATTGGCTGGCAATACTGCACCAACCGCAGATTCTGGCGTGTCTAGTCCACTACGTAAAGTGTCCGGTTACTTGACCGGGGATGGCATCGCACCCAATGGTCTTACCACTGGTGCTGGTGTGGCTTTCCCTGCCAACCCCAGCGAGGGAGACTATTTCTTGCGTCTGGATTACTTGCCCAATCGCTTGTTTAGATATTCAGGACGTCATTGGGCTCGAGTAGAAGATGCTGTAAGAACCACGCTAACTCCGGGTGTAGATAATAAGACACAACGCATGACCTATGTAAATAACACAACAACCTACACAGATGCAGATGGTGTCACGCACAACGAGCGTCAACCACTAAGTCGTGTGTTAACACCGAAAGCCGATAACTAATGCCAGTTCAATTTGCTTACGACGGACAGATACGTCGATTTGTCATGCAGTTTGTACGCATGGTTTCCAACTTCCAAGTAGAATTTGGCAAGGATGCCGCTGGCGATAGAACCTTGCAAACAGTACCTGTGTATTACGGAGACATGAGTCGCCAGGCGGCCATGATTCTGCGTGGCAACAGTGAAAATACTCTTAATACTGTGCCAGCTATGGCCTGTTATATCAGCGGACTAGCCTACGATCAAACCAGATTACAAAACCCTTATCACGAGGGTGTGGTCAGGATCAGAGAACGTGTGTACAACGATGTAGAACAAGAGTACGAACGCAGCCAAGATGGCATTTACACCGTTGAACGCATGATGCCAGCACCATACAAACTGACCATGAAGTTGGATATATGGACATCAAACACCGAACAAAAACATCAGCTGATCGAACAGATGATGCCCTTGTTTAATCCTGGATTAGAAATACAAAGCACAGACAACTATGTGGACTGGACCAGTCTCAGTGTTGTACTACTTACAGATTTGAATTACAGCAGCAGAAGTGTGCCAGCCGGTGGTGAAGAAAGCATTGACGTGGCCAGTCTTACATTTGAAATGCCCATCTGGCTCAGTTTACCGGCCAAGGTCAAGAAAATGGGTGTGGTCGCACAGATTATTGCCAGCATCTACGATGCACAAGGCGATCTCAGTCCCGAAGTGGTATTTACTGCACAAGGTCTGATGAGTCAACAGAGATTTACTCCTATGAACTACGAATTGACCTATGTTGGCAACACTCTGACCTTGTACAAAAACAATGCCACCGAAGCTGAAGACGGCACTGTGTACGGTACCAAGGTACGTTGGGCCGACTTGGTGAATCTGTACGGTAAGATAACCAATGGTATCAGTGAAGTCAGATTGACTTTTGCTTATCCCGATGGCACACACGAAATAGCCGGAACCGTGGCCTATAATCCCACCGATGACACACAGTTGTTGTTTACTCCATTTGAAGCCACCTTGCCAGCCAACACCCTGGAAGCAGTTGACGCCATCATTGATCCAAGAAATGTAGACGTAGACAGCATGTTATTAAACCCTGCTGCTGGTACTAGATATTTAATTTTGGACAACATTGGTCAGGTCAATGCTGAATCAGCTGTGGCCTGGGCAGGGCCTCCGGGTACTGATCTTGTTGCTCGTGCCAATGATATCATTGAATACAACGGTTCGTATTGGACTGTGAGTTTTGACAGCAGAGAACCTGCGGTACAATATGTCACAAACATCAATACTACCATGCAGTATCGCTGGACTGGAGAAGCCTGGGTCAAGAGCTACGAAGGATTTTACGGATCGGGTGAATGGAGTCTGGTACTGTAATGGCCGGCTATTCCGAAGGTGTTGGTGCCTTGATCTATGCCAGATCTACCAATCGTTACTTGTTCTTGCTGAGAAACAAAAGTCGCTATGCTGGTTCGTGGGGAATCGTAGGTGGTAAAATTGAAGCGACTGAAACTGTGATACAGAGCCTGGTCAGAGAGATACAAGAAGAAGTAGGCGAAGATTACACCAATCGAAAATTTATTCCCTTGGAAACCTTTACCGCAGACAATCGCAAATTTGTGTATTACACTTTTTTGGTTGGTATCGACGCAGAATTTGTGCCACGACTAAATCCTGAACATCGTGGTTATTGTTGGGTGGAACTCGATGATCATCCCAGGCCCTTGCACCCAGGTCTATGGCGCAGTTTTAATTTTGATATTGTCAAAAAGAAAATCAAAACCTTAGAATCAATCTTGAAATAACTTAGCCAATATCGGCTTCGGTAATAAAGTCTCTCAAGCCAATTTGTCTAAAGTTTACAAGGCTTTGTAGTTGTGGTGAGCAATACGCTTTTGCTGATGGACATACTCGGACAAATTCTGTTTCTTTATAGGTAGTCATTACTGTAGTTAATGTGTTGATATAAAAAGTATTAGCCGGATCATCAAAATAACTGTCGTATCCCAATAAAAATAATTTTGTGTGTCCATCAAAGCAGGCCAGGTAAGCTGCCAAGGCTCCTGCATCATAGGCTGGATTTTGTGGGATCAAATAAAACTTGCCAGGGTGTTTTACAATGTATGGCGCATTGGTGTAAACAATGTGATCATCAGTGTAGTTGCTATCAACCACAGCTTGTACTTTGTCTGGGTCTGTTACTACTAAAAAGTCTGGTTCAAATCCTTCGTTGATCACAAGATTACAGGCATAACTTTGCAGTTTGTTCCGAGACAGTGTGCCGCCGCGATGATTTTTGATCAATGCCAAATCAAATCCTTGTCTACCAAGACCGTTGCCAATGGCAATGGCCTGTTTTGTGGTATAGGTGTTGAATACTGAATTGGCGATGTATTCTGTCTTTGGATCCCAGTTGTTGTCGGACAACGTCAAATCTGATACAATACTTTCTCCAGCATAACTGCTACGAAATATTTGTTTAATTTTTTGCATTTAAAATCTTCCCACAACCACCTCAATGGTTTGTATTGTATTTGTATTTATTGCTTCTAGTGCTTTGCCTACCACACAACCAGGTAAAAACTTGGTATTGTCAATACGCTGTGCCACTCCGGGAGTTATACTTGTAACTAGCACATCACCTTTGGCAACAGGGCCTTGTACACGGCAAGGTACACGACCTTGTAAGGCCACTGGTATTCCTGGATTTGCTGCATTCATTAGATAGGCAGGATTGGTACTTATAATACCAGCCACACGCGGATCGTGATCTTGTGTAGTCACAGTAATTTCTTTGTTTCCGCCAAATACAACCACTGTACCTGCTGGGTATTCAACATCGCTTTCGTAGTGTTCGGCCAAGTCAGCATATTTGGCCTGTACACTAACACCATACACATTGTTCCACCAGGCCGTGGTACTGCCCAAATTGTAAGTTAAATTGGCACTTGGAACAATGCTACCCGAAGTTGTTATACCACCTAAAAGTGTTAATGCACCTGCGCCAGTTAATTGAAATACGTTAGCAGTGGCCGACCATCCGCCAATTTTAAACACGTTGTCTGTGTCCAAACCCATGTTGACAGCGTAGATGCTAGGGCGATGAAAAGAAATAGAAGCAGCATTATTGGCATCACCCCTGACCGATAATGCTCCGGTATCATTGCTAGCCGACACTGTACCGCCTGTGT